ATTCCAATATATGCTTGCTTACCAAATCAGCAGAATGTGCAGAGAAAAAGGAGCTGTTAGACATGATGACAGAATCGACTCGCTCGCCCAAGGCGTTAAATGGTTTACAGATGCCCTCGCAATCTCTGCTCAACAACAGATAAAAAACAGACGACATGAAGAGTGGTTAGACCATCTAGAAGCATGGATGGATGACCCTCAAGCAGAAGCTAACCATATGGTGTTGGGGTTGGATTTAGACCAACGTAAGGAGGCTAGAGGATTAGCTAGAAGTGACAATATGACTTGGATGTAGAGATACCCCATCATAATACACGGGGAAGTGGTGCTCCTCGTGGGTGGAAACAGCGGTCAAGAGGGAAAGATGACTTCGTCACTCTCCCTCTACTACACGAGTTACCCGCTCGTGCTACTATTTAACAGACTTCTACTAACCCTATACTACCTTTGTACTGTTTGTACTGTACGTAGGGGGGCTTGAGGGGTGTCTTAAATTTTGGCAAAATTGTTTGTGGGGTATTCAAACGCACGTTACTGGTCGTTACCCCCGCAAGGCCCAGGTCACGGTATGCTGACAATAGGTATTTATACTCTTGACAGGTCAATATTTTTATGGTAGCCCCGCGGGGTTCGGTTATCAACACTTGAATGAAAACGATTATCATTATCATTTTGAGGCATCGCGGGGTTATTGAGAACGATTCTCAACAGTGTGGGCATCTGTAACAACACTATACAAATGTACGGTTAACCCCACTATACGGAAATATGTTCAATCTGAAACTTCTTAAATGAGTCTTATATAGTGTGTTGTGGTTTAAATATATTTTATTAACACCATATATAAGGGATGTTTAAACGGGATATATGGGTTTTTAAACTTGATAAAACAATATCCACGGAAAAATAAATTTAAAGGTAATAAATCGGCGTATAGAGGAAAACCAGGAGGGGGTCAATTCTCAATAAAGAGGGTTAATGAGAATCAACAAGCAGTCTTAATGAGAATCAATAAGGGTAAATTATTGAGAAACGAAAATGGTTATCGTTTTCATTCTCATCAGTCTACGGCCAATCTCAAAAGTAGAATCCAGTCCACCACTATCCCCAATACGCTGATCGCAAAGGGACTCTATATATATAAAAAATGGGAATGTGTTGAATCGCTGACAATTCCAGGTAGTTGGTTGACAGGTCTAAAAGTATTTGCCAATATGGGTACATCAACCACATACAACGCTTATTGAACAACACACACTACCAGTCAAGACGAGGGGGTCGGAAATTTACACTGATACGCATAGCGAGGTGTAACGGGTGGGCTGGATAGACCGTTAAAAGCAGAAAAGGATTTAGCAAATCAATTTTATTTACCAAGTCTATAGACTGCCAACAGTCCACCTTTTACGGGTGATAAAATACCTTTATAGGCTTTTCATGCGGTAGGTCGTCCAACTGTCACTGCAACCGATTACTAACGAATGTTGACGCTGAGTATTTATACTCTTACTTGTCTCCTTACCTAACCAGTACAATAGTTATACAGTGCAGGTTCAATTCCTGCATACCGCACCACACCAAACCAAATCTAATTGTGACCTATTCCCAACTATCACACAATGCACGTGAGATTGTCGCCAAGTTTACGCTTGCCACGTCTCAAGAAGTGCAGCTAGGTTGTGACTGGTATCCGTCCGCTCTCAAGATTGCTGCACGCATTGGCGAGACGTATGGCTTATCAGCAGAGACCGTAGCGGGTGTTATAGCTGCCCTGTCGCCAAATAATCGCTGGGAGCGTAACATCATAGATGCTGAGAACATCATCAAATGCTGGCGTGCTGGCGGTACTCGCTCTGACCTACTAGCCGTAAAAGTATGCACCTATGGCAAAATGAAAGAGAAAGCTGTAGACATACTGCTCACTCGTATACCTATTGCCACTATCCTCAAGGGCAAAAAGATTGTTGAGTTTTTCAACTGCATCACCAACCCAGCACTCAATGACGTGTGCATTGACGGGCATGCCTACTCCGTATGGTTCGGGCAACGCTTGACTATGAAAGAAGTGCCACCTATTGGCGTGAAGCTACGCTCACAAATCAAGACTGATTATCGTGACGCGACTGCCTTCATCAATGAGGAGCTAGGCGAGCACTACTCCGCAGCCGACATCCAAGCCATCACTTGGGTTACTCACAAACGTATCTACGATGTATAAACAACTCACACTCATGCCCATACTTGACGGAGCTGTATTCGTCAACAAAAACGTCATCAATGACCCAGTCCTCCTATCCGTACTCACCGACATCCATGACAGAAACTACCAATTCCCAACCCAAGAAGTCGAACGCTGGTACTTCGACACAGTCAAAGGACTCTCACGTACTCCCAGAAGATGTAGCTAAGGCTATTGCTTACCTAGAGTACCGTAGACTACGCCACAAGCACCCACACGTATGAGAGTTCTAGACCTATTCTCTGGCATAGGTGGCTTCGCCTATGCTGGACACCTCCTCGGTGGTTTCACTACCCTCGACTTCGTAGAGATTGACCCATACTGTCAGAAGATCCTACGCAAAAACTTCCCTAACGTACCTATCCATGACGACATCACGACCTTCGACACCTCCTTCAGATTTGGTGAGTACGACCTCATCACAGCGGGCTTTCCCTGCCAAGATCTCAGCTCGGCGGGCAAACAAGCTGGACTGGGAGCTGGCACTCGCAGTGGCTTGTTCTACAGGGTTATGCAGATCGCTCGGCAGCTTCGACCTAAGTTCATCCTCCTCGAAAATGTTGCAAATACCATCAGTCACAACCAAGGGCAAACCTTCCAACAAATACTCCACGAAATTGCCCGCAGCGGGTATAATGCTGAGTGGGGCATTGTATCAGCACGAGACGTGGGTGGCTGCCACCTCAGAAAACGCATCTGGATTATTGCCTACGCCAACGACCCAAGATACTATCGCACATCCAAATGCCAAACTGACACCAAATGGACGGAGACTATCGCCGAAAGGTACAAGTCACAGCCTCAACCTGCAAGACAAACTCACCCTGTTGCCAACACCACGAGCGTCCGAGTGGAAGGGCATTGGGGTCAAGGGCAGCAAGAGCAGCTTGCGTTGGCAGAAACAGGGCTACTTGACTGGAGTGATACAGGAATCCGACTCAGTTCCGACTGGCGAACCTATGCATCTCAACCCATGCTTCGTAGAGGAGATGATGGGCTATCCCGTAGGGTGGACAGACTTAAATGCCTAGGCAATACCATATGTCCGCAAACCGCAACAATTCCACTCAATCGCATCAAACAACTTGACGCTCTCTTCCAGCATAGCTAATATGTTGGATGAGGGTCTCACCCTCTGTTGTTCACCACTTTCATCATCATGAAACCAAAGTCACGTACTTCCACATGCGTCAAAACTATTGACGTATCTCCACTCACTGGCACAGCCATCGTTGAGTTCTTGACTGGCACACGCTACGAATACAACAATGTATCTCGCAAAGCTATTGCCAACCTACTTGCACAACCTAACATGAGCCTTGGCTTCTGGGTCAACGCTAACTGTAAGGCTAAAGGTGTTAAGTGCAGAGAGATTACACCTGCGTCTTTCTACAAACACAAACTTGCAAAGGTCAGACTTGTGCAAGAACCTGTACTTCCTCAAATCTAATGCCAACAATGACTGTTACTTTTGATCGCAGTGTAGCCTCCTCTATCTTGGAGGCTGGCTACTCCTACACACCGCCTGGAAACTCCACTATCGCTGTGGACTTCGATTCAGACAGAGACATCTACGATGCACTAGCTGACGCTGGACTTGACCACATCGCAGACTCCGTGATCTACACCAATTACTATGAAATTAATTGAGAATGAGATCTATCAAGCCTACAAATCAGGACAGGCTAAACAGTGCAAAGAGTGTGGAGAACTTAAACTTCTCAAGGACTTCCCGCTCTTCAGTACTGTGGGAGCAGGTCGTAAAAATACTTGCAAACATTGCTCCAACCACCAAGCAACGGTCAGACGTAGACTGAGACGGCAGCATCCTGTACCTGCCCCAGGCGACTGCCCAGCATGCGG